GGTCGGCCGGTCAGGAGCGACTTCACAGAGGGCGGCTCGGGGCGAGACTTGCGTTCGGTCGGCATCGCTAGCCTCCCTTGTAGAACAGCTCGTCTTCGATCCGGCTGACCACCGCGCGCATCTCCTCCTCGACCGACCGCCCGCGCTTGTGGGCGCGGTGCGCCAGCTCCGCGAGCTGCCCCGGCGTGAACGGGATGCGGATGTCGCCAATGCAGATCGAGGCCAGGCGACTGACGGCGCGGGTGAACTCGTCGGGGGTGCGGGTGCTGCCCACGCCGGTGTAGGCTTCGAGGTGGTTGCACTCAGTGCGAGAGAGGTGCAGGCCGGGCGTGAGGGTGGGCGCGTGGCGCACCAGCGACCAGGCGAGGCGCTGGATCTCGCTGACGACCGCGGCCGGTTCCCGCGGCCCTGCGGGGTTCGGTGGTGCGCTAGCACCGCCGGTGGGCGTGTCTTCACGCCCGGTTGCGTTCGTCCCCGAAGTAGAGGCTGCTCCCGGTGTCGGACTCAGTGAGGTCATAGGCATCATCGCGGATGGTTTCGCCATAGTCGGGCTCCGTCTCGTCGGCTTCTTCGGCGGTCATGGGCGAGTTGCGGAAGTCAGGCCGCTCCACGCCCTTCTGCTGATTGAGGTGGTCGAGCGCGGCCTTGCGGCGGCGACGCTCGGCCACCGGTTCGACTTCGCCGCCTGCCATGCGCCAGGCGACGTAGTAGCCGATTGCTGAGGCCATCACCGCGTCGTCGTGCTGCCCGCGGGCGGCCTGGGCTTCGCCGATTGTCGACTGGGTGATGAAGTGGCGCAATTCCCCCCTGGTGATCGGGGAGTTGAGGATGAGGTCCGGCATCTGGGAGAGCGGGTCGAAGGTGGTGATCGCACCGTAGTAGCTGGCGAGGAGGAGCGGGCGCGTGCGCGGGCTGGTCATCCAGCCGATGCGGGTCGAGTAGCGCCGCTCGACGCTGGCGGCGTCGGCGTATTCCCAGACGTAGAAGTGGGCGTAGCCCAGGTGCAGTTGGAGGGTGTCCTGGGTGGCCAAGCCGTGGTTGTTGGTCTCGACCGCGGCCATCGCTTCCACCCCGTCGGCGTCGCAGTAGTAGCGGCCGATGGCGTCGACAATGAAGGCCAGGGCCTTGGGGTCGAGCTTGTTGGTGCAGTACTGGGCGACCTGTTCGGCGGGCTCTTCGATCGTCGGCTGGCGGATCACATCGACGATCGAGTAGTCCTGGCCCAGGCCGTCAGAGACGTCGACCGCGATGATGTAGCGGCGGTGGCCGCGCAGGCGCGGGTATTCCCAGATGGAGAGGACCGACTGGCGCAGGTTGGGGAGCTGGGCGAGCTGCGCCTTGTCGAGGCGCCGGAAGCCGTAGCCGGGCGGGACCGGGTTGGTCTCGTGGGCGATGGCGGAGCCACGCAGGCCCGCGTGCGGCGAGAGCGGCGGGACCGGGCGTTTGGGCTGGATGTCCGGCGAGCCACTAGTCTCGGCATTAGTCGTGTCGGCCTCGGCCGCGTCGGCGGCCAGGGTGTCGCGGCGCAGCTTGGCGACGTCGAGCGCGGGCTCGACCACCCAGACGTCCTTGAGCTTGCGGATCGAGCCTGCCTCGTCGATCTGTTCGAGCTGTTCGAGGGTGAAGACCGAGCGGCCGGAGTACTGGAAGCACTCGTGGTCGTCGGCCGGATACTCCTTGAGGAACTTGTAGAGCTGCCCCTTCTTCTCGTAGAAGCGCCGGGTGGTTTCGTACCAGTAGAGCTGATTACGGTCGAGGGTGACCGTCTTGCCGCCATACCACTTGGGGCTGTCGCGCTCGCACTTGACGGCGTGCGCCAGGGTGGCGGAGCTGGGCGACCAGTCGAGCGGCGCGGGGAGCGAGTACTTGGAAGGCTCGGCCGACCAGGGGATGAAGATGTTGCGGAAGCGGCCCTCGCCCTCGCCGCTGGCCAGCCAGTGCGTGTGCCACCAGTCCCCGGCGTACTCGGCGGTGGCCTCGTAGAGGACCAGGGTGTCGGGGGCGTAGGGGATGGCGGGCAGGAGCGCCGTGTCGAGCTGCTCGGGGTTCTCCCAGGTGGGGAGTTCGGAGATGTGGACGACGCTGAAGGTCTGGCCGCGGCCGATTGAGCCTTTGTTGCCTTCCTGGCCGGTGACCGAGGCCAGGGCGCCGCGGGTCGACTTGCCCCAGGCGGTCTTGAGGTAGCACTGGTTGGTGAGGCTGAGTTCGCGGTTCTTGGTGAAGTAGACCTTGCCGGGGCGCAGGAACCAGGGCAGCTGGTCGTAGAGGCGCACGACCATGCGAAAGAGGTAACCGGCTTGGTCCTCGACGTCGGCGCCGCACAGGGCGCGAACGTGGTGGCGGGTGACGACGCGGTGGAAGACGAGGGACTCGGCGAAGGTCGAGACCCCGAGCTGGCGCGCCTTGAGGATGTTGAAGAGCAGGCCGTCGGGGCTGCCGGACTGGACGTTGGCCAGCTCGTAGCGGGCGAGCTGGTCGAGCACCAGGCGCTGGGATTCCCAGAGCGGACAGAGGCGGCGCAGGCCGTGGCCCTCTTCGTCGATCCAGCAGAAGCGCTCGGCGAAGTAGGGGTAGTCGAAGATGACCCGCAGCTTGGTCGCCGAGACGAAGCGCTGCTCCTCGGAGTCGAGCGCGCGGGTCAGCGCCCCCTTCTCCTCGTCCCAGGCGCTAGTGACCAGGGCGGTCAGGCCCGCGGAGTCGTCGGGGGAGTACCAGGGCAGCGGGCCCTGGAAGACCGAGGCGAAGCGGGTGGTGACTTCGGCTTCGTCCTCGGCGATGAGGTCGGGGTGATACATGCAGGGCTCAGGTCTGGGCTAGTACACGACGCCGGGCGGCATGCCCATCTTGGTGAACCAGGGAGCGGTCTGCGGCTGGTCACCGCCTGCGGCCGCGGGGGCCTGCTCGGGGGCTGGGTAGGTAGCCGGAGCGGCCTGGCCGAGGCCGCCACCCTGCATGGGGGCGCGCCCGGTGAAGCCACCGCCGAAGGTGCCGGGAGGCCCGAAGCCGCCGCCGCCGAGGCGTCCGCGGGCGAAGCGCTGGCCAGGAGCCATCGGACCGGCGCCGCCCATCGCGGCACCAGGCGTGAGCGGGGCGGTCGCGCCGCCGGGCTGGACCTGGGGCTGCGGCTGCATCGCGCCGACGAGCTGGGCGATGCCGGGGGCGATGCCGGGGGCGCTGGCGGGCTGGGGCTGGACACCAGGGGTGGGCGCGGTGCCTGCGGCGCCCATTGCGCCTTGGACGCCCGGCAGCGCGCCCTGGGCCGCGCCCGCGAGCTGCGGGGCGACCTGCTGGCCGAGCTGGCCGAGCTGTCCGGCGACCTGGTTCAGGCCGGGGCGTTTGGGTTGGAAGCCAGGGACGCCGCGGCCGTTGCCGCCCTTGCCGGTGCCGAAGCCGCCGACCTGCTGGCCCATGGTGCCCAGCTGGCCGACCTTCTGGCTGGCGGAGCCGGGGGCCGCGAGTCCTTGAAAGGCTGAAGCCATGGCGCCCATAGACCTAACCTCGGGTCCCTGTCAACGGACAGGGTGGGAAAACGCGGGGGGTTGTTTTCGGGGTGTCCCTGGCGCGCATGGTCAGTGTCCCTCCTGTAGTGAGCCGAGGCGGAGCGCCCCGGGGGCGTCGGCGACCTGGAGGACGAAGAGCCGACCCGCGGCGGGCGTGAAGCGGAAGCGTTCGAGGAGGGCCGCGACCTCGGGGGTGGCGTCTTCGGCGCCGCAGTAGACCTGCTGGATGTCGGCGTCCTTGAAGGACTGGAGGCCTGCGGTGAGGAGCTGGCGCAGGACGACCCCGCGGGTGCCGCCGGGGAGGGTGTCGTCGACCCACCAGGCGTCCCAGTGCATGGCGGTGAAGAGGGAGCAGGTGCCGACGATGACCGGTTCGCCGTCGAGGCCGACCTGCTCGACCACGAGGACGGCCCAGCAGCCGGGGTCGTCGGGGAGGCCGCGGGTGGCGAAGGGCTCGATCGGCAGCAGGCGGTCCCACTCGTCGGCGGGGAGGATACGGACGCGGGTGCCGCGGGGCTGAGGCGAGAAGGGGCTCAGCATCGCGGGGTCTTCGGGCTCGGGGCTGGTCATGGCGTCGCCTCGTGGGGAGCAGGAGTCTGGGGCGTGGGCGTGACGTCGATGGTGGTGGCGGAGCCGCCGGGGGCGGCGGCGCGCACGCGGCCAGGGGTGAAGAGGAGGTCGCCGACCACTTGTTGCAGCTGTTCGAGGCTGCCGGGGGCGGTCGAGGCGAGGGCGGTCGACCCGGCGGCGATGGCGTTCTGCTGGACGATGACACCCGCGCGCGGCTCGATGAGGTGCGCGAGCTGGAGGGCGAGCTTCTGGCGCTCGACGTTGGGCTCGGTCATGACGGTGCCGGTGCCGCCGCAGTCAAGACAGGGTTTCGCGGGCGGGCTGTCGGGCGGTGGTGGCGGGGCGGCCTGGCAGCGGCAGGGGATGGGCTGCGGGGCGGCGCGGCGCATGACGTCGTCGACCACCGGCGGCAGCTGCGTGATGATGCGGTGCGCGGCGTCGATGTGCGCCTGGACGAAGAGGGCGCGCTTGTAGCTGGCGAAGAGGTCGGCGACGGTGATCCCGGCGTAGATGCAGATCTTGCGCAGGGGCCAGGCCTGGTAGGCCGGGTCGAGCAGGCAGTTGATGACCTTGTCGACGTGGCCGTCGGTGTCGGCGACCGCGAGGGTGGCCATGAGCTTCTGGCGCCCGCCGACCGCGCGGGTGAAGAGGTCGACCGCGGCGTCCGAGAGGTCGAGTTCCTGGGACGTCAGCGCGGTGGACTGTCGTGGGGCGCGTGGGGCGACCTTGGCGACCGGCGAGCGCTTCTGCGGCTTGGGCATGCGCCTGGCTCCTACTCGAAGCGCCGGACGATGCGGCCGCCCAGCAGGCCAGCGGCGACCAGGCCCGGCACCGGGCGGTCAATCTGGCGCCGCGGGACGTCGAGCGGCGGTTGCTCGCGCAGGAAGCGCGCGACCTCGGCGCGGTCGACCGGCGGGACGGCGTAGGGCGGCGCGTGCTTGGGGTCGTCGGGGGTCATCGGCGGGCCTCCAGGCGCATCCGCAGGATCTTCGAAGATGCGCGGCGTGGGCGTTCGAACATCGCTGGAGTCATCGGCGGGCCTCCGCGAGGCGAGCGAGGTCGTCTTCGCGGCTGGTCAGGCGCTCGGCGAGGTCGCGGGTGCGCTCGTCGCCCAGGTGCAGCATGATCTCCTCCTCGTCGGGGGTGTGGCCGGTGTCGGCTTCGGTGCGGGTGACGTAGGCGAGGGCGGCCGCGAGGTCGTCGGGGTCGACGTGGCTGAGGCCGGTGTCGCGGCGGATGCGGGCGCGGGTGGCCGTGGAGTCGTCGAGGGGGAGCGCGGGGGCGAAGCGGTCGGTCAGGCGGTCGAGGGCGGCGGCCTGGCGGTCGAGGGTGGCCGCGATGCGGTCGAGGGCGGCCACGGTGCGCCGGAGCAGGAGCGCGGAGGTGAGTGCCTTGAACATGAGGGACCAGCGTCCACGCAGAGCTGCAGGCTTGTCTAGTCCCCCCTGCGCCTGGAGGCGTGACAGGGGAGGTCACAAGGCAAGGCGAGACGACCAGATGTGGTCGTGTGGGCTTGCCCAAGGGGAAAAATTCTAGTGAAAAAAATATAGCTGGAGTCGGGTGCGCCTGCTCCTAGGAGCTGGGGCCGGGTGCCCGCGGACAATGGCTGAGCTACAACCTCTGCCGTGGCCGCGGTCGAGCTACAAGCCCAGCCGTAGGAACGGATGAGCTGCTGCCCGGCTGAGCTGGTGTGCTGCTGGGCTGGTGTGCGGCTGGGCTGGGGGGCTGGCGGGCCAGGACGCCTCGCGCGGGCGCCTCGTCGAGGGCGGCGCCGCGGCCGTTCGAGCGCCTGGCGAGGCGAAAGTGAGGCCAGATCCGTAGCTCAGCAGGGCTAAGTCCTTTGTTTGCAACGACTTGCTAGTTAACATAATAACTCTTATCAGACACTGAGGCTGTCGCGGCTCGCGGCAAGCGGCGTGCCAGGGCGTCGAGGCGGGCCAGGGCCTGGTCGCGCGCGTCGAGGCGCCGCCGACCGGTCGAGCTGGAACGGTCGAGGTTGAAGCCCGGCTGTGGCTGTGGTCGAGGTTGAAGCTCGGCTGTGACTACGGCTGAGCTGGCTACGGTCGAGCTGGCCGCTACGGCTGAGCTGGCGCCTGGCCACGGGCCGCCTGCTGAGCTGGGCTTCGATACACCGCCCTCCACGCCGCCCTCGAACGCCCGCCAAGCGACTCGGCCGTCAACCTGGCCAGCTATGGCAACGGTTGCCATAGCTGCACACCAAGCTGAGCTGGCCAGCCAGCTGAACCCTGCCAGCCCAGCCGCAAGGCCAGACGGGGCGAAAGCAGGCGAAACCACGCGGAAACACTGAGCGAATACCGCGATATTACAATCTGTAATGCGTTTTGCACAGGCACGTCCACAGGTTATGCACAGGCTAAGTGAGGCAAAAAGGTCACTTTTCCACAGGCCCTAGGAGCCACGAGGATGCCTCAGGAGCGACGCCGCCGGTTTTCCGCGGGGTTCGGTCGACCGAGCCTGCGTTCGTGGCGCCAGCGCGTTTTCGGGGGTCTCGAGTTTTGCCTCACTTACGGTGAGATGGTCGAGGTATGTGGTCGAGCTGTGAGTGCTGGGCGTCTGGACCTATGCTTGTCGCGCACAGGCATATGTATTGACAGCCACTTGCATATGGTAGTAAGGTAGTGTCCTGGTCTCGACGCGGCGGGCACGACGCGCGCCGCGGGACACGAGCCGCCAGCACAGTCGGCACAGAGGAGCACACGCCATGCAAGCCATCTCGACCAAGTATCACGGTCCGACCAACCACCGCGGCGCCCGGATCAAGGCGTCCTGCGAGGCCGGGAGCCTGACCGTCGGCTACGACTACAGCCTGGGCAGCGAGGCGAACCACATCCGGGCCATCCGCGCCCTGATCGCCAAGCTCGGCTGGTTCCACGACGCGAGCCGGGGCGACCGGTATGGCGCCTGGCACGTCGGCGGCCTGGGCCACGGCTACGTCGCCGTCTGCACCGGGGAGTACAGCGTCGTCGAGGCGCCCGGCAACGTCGCGGCCTACCTGGCGGGGGTGCGCTCGTGAAGGCCGCCGAGCTGGTCGACGACGGCAAGCCCCTGGTCATGCGCCTGGCTGAGCTGGTCGAGGCGGAGGGCGGTCGCGCCTACCTGTCGGGCTGGGTACGCGGCGCGACCGGCCCCTGGCAGCTGCAGTTCGAGCTGGAATACGTCACCCTGGCGGCCGCCAAGGCCGCTCGGCGCCGCTTCCTGGCCGGGAAGGACGTGGTCGATGGCCGCCTCTAAGCCCGTCCCTGCCCACGTCAGCGTGCGCCTGGCCCAGGTCTGGACGCGAGACGGGCGCCTGGTCGTCAGCGCCTGGAGCCGTCGCGGCCAGGCCAGCTGGCGCCTGCTGTTCACGCGCGAGTATGTCAACCCGGCCGCTGGGCGCCTGGCGCTCGGCGGCGCTTCTCTGAGGAGCTGGACCCATGGCCAAGCCTAAGCTCGTCGTCACGACCCCCGTCGGCGTCTTCTCGCGGTCGACCGACCGCACCTACTCCCACATTGTCGTCGCCCGCGGCGGCAAGCCCAGCTGGATTCGAGCGCGCCTGGCTCGCGAGCTGGCCTACTACCTGGAGCAGGAGCGCGACTACGCCGCGGTGGTCGCCGGTGGGCCCCTCAGGGCCATCTACGAGGAGCAGCGCAGCCTCTACCCGGAGTACCTGGCCCGGGTGCGCCAGGAGATCGCCTGCCACGAGGAGCGCCTGGCGGCGACGCTGGCCGCCTCGGCGGCGTCGGTGCATGGCTGCCACGGCTGGTGCGGGAGGCTGGACCTGGCCAGGAAGCTCGCCAGCAAGACCGCCGAGACGCAGCTCGACGTGCGGGTCTACACGCTCGACGGCCAGGAGGTGAAGTGATGGCCCTCGTCTCCACGATCGACGGCAACCACCGCAAGGTCATCATCAACGTCCACGCCATGCGCGGAGCGATCCTCACGGTCATCCGGTACAACCACGGTGGGGGGAAAACCAAGCTCACCGTCGCGCTCACCCCGGAGGAGTGCCGGGAACTCGCCGCGTCCTTCAACGAAGCCGCTGGCCAGAAGGTGAAGTGATGGACGCCGACCGCTTGATCGGGCTCGCCTACGTTGCGGCGCGCATGCACTCGGGCCAGTGGTCGCGGGGCTACCGGCTGCTCTCCAAGATCCAGTGGCGGCCGGGGAGTGACGCCCAGGCGAGGCTGCTGCCGCGTGAGGACTGGGACGCGGCCAGGACCTGGGCGGCGCACTACCTGGCCTTCGCGAGGCGCCACCCGCGCGCCTTCTGAGCGGAGAGCCGCGTCGACACCCATGGGGGGTTGGGCACCAGGCCTGGCCCCCCATTGTGGTGTGGGAAAGCATAGGCCTTGACACCGAAAAGCATATGCAAGTAGAATGAAGACCGGTTCATTCGAGACACGTTCACAGCAGCTACAGGAGACACGCACATGACCAGACAGTCCGCCCCCGCCGCCAGCACCCTGACCGCCGCCCAGTACATCGCCGCCCTGCGTGAGCAGCTCGCGCCGCTGCCCGTCAACACCTCCAGCAACAGCCTGTCCTTCCCCGGAAGCTCGATCGCCGTCTACCTCGACACCAACAGCCTGCGCCAGGTCCGCAGCGTCGAGGTCCGCGGCAGCTACGCCGACCGCGCCCGCCACGCAGGCATTCACCGCTTCACCAAGGTCGCCGACGTCACCTACATCGCCCGGCAGCTCATTCGCATCGTCGGCGAGGACCGCGTGGCCCGAGCCTCGGCCAAGGCGGCCCAGGCGCAGCTCGACGCCCAGCTGCTGCGCGAGAAGGCCGTCGTCGCCCGCCTGCAGCCCATGGCCAACGCGATCAACGAGCTGGTCAAGAGCGGCGTCCTGACCGTCGCGCGCCTGGAGGGCGACAGCCGCCCCAACGGCGACGTCGAGGTGTCCATGCGCCTCAACGGCCTGAGTGAGGCGCAGGCCGTGGCGGTGCTCGCGCTGCTGGCCGGGCCGGTCGTCGCGCCCGAGCCCGTCGAGCGCCAACCGCTCCCCGCCAGCGTCGGCGACCGTATCCGCGCGACGCTGGCCGCCCGCCAGGCCGAGATGGACGCCGAGCGCCAGGTCGAGGTCTGCGGCGCGCCCGGCGGCGTCGGCGTCTCCTGCCGCAAGGACGCGGGCCACGACGGGCCGCACGGCGACTGGCACGAGAGCTGGCGGTAGGTGTACGAAACGCCCTGGCCACCCGCGAGCCAGGGCGTCGGGCGACCAAACGCCCCTGACGAGGCACCGACCATGATGATTCCGACGATCCACAGCAACGGCACCGGCCGCAGCAGCCTGCTCGGCGAGCTGGAAGCGGCGCACAGCGCAGTCATCGCGGCGGTCGACGCCCTGCGCCAGGTCACCGTCCACGGCCGCGACTACTACGTCCAGCCGGGCGGCGAGAGCGCCTACCGCGTCGCCCGGGCGGAGATGGACGCGCGCCTGGAGGCCCTGCGCCAGGTGGGCGAGGACCTGCTCGTGATGCACCGGGGCGTCGTCGAGCAGGGCAGCAACGGCGGCCGGTAGCCGGTCACCACAGCAGTCAACAGCAGCAGTCAACAGCAGCCACACAGGAGACACGACCATGCACAGCTTCAACTTCGTCCAGACCTTCACCCGCGCCGACGAGAACCACGCCCACGTCTACACCAGCGGCTACGTCGTCGAGGCCGAGAGCCGCGAGGCCGCCGAGGCGATCGGCCGCGAGCGCAGCGCGCACCTCACCGTGCTGAGCACCCGCCTGGCCGCCATCCTCGACCGGGATGGCGTGGTGACCGAGTATCACGCCGACGGCGGGGTGCTCACCGAGGCGCAGCAGCTCTTCGCCCTGCGCGTCCTGGGTGTCGACATCCCGGCCTACTTCGTCGGGCGCGCGTTCGCCGAGCAGGTGCTGCGCGAGTACGCCACTGAGCAGAACGGCTTCGCGGTCGACGTCCATCCGCTCGGCACCCCCTACAGCGACAGCAGCATCTCGACCGTGTATCCCGCGGACGGCGACAGCTTCCGCGACGCGGTCGCCGTGTTGCGCCGCGTGTTCTGACCACAGCCGCCCCCGCTCGCCAGGCATGACGCCTGGCGGGCTGGTCAGGCGCCCCCAGCAGCCACAGGAGACACGACCATGAAGCACCAGACATCGACCCCCCTACGCGTCCAGGCCCTCGCCCTCGTCCACGTCCTGGCCGCCCGCCTCGACGCCCCGCCGCTCGACTACCGGGACTGGCAGACCATCAGCCAGCAGGTCGCGCAGCTGCAGAAGCTGAGCCGCGAGGCGGTGCGCAGCTTCGTCATGACCGCCGAGCAGGGCGAGCGCCTGGGCGTGGCCGTCGAGCCCGTCGTCGAGCCCGAGCCGGTGCGGCCGAGCGTCGCGCTGCCGCCCTCGGCTGCCGACCAGCGCCATGGCGAGCGCGTCGCCGTCGAGCAGCTGGTGCTCGGCTACCTGCGCGAGACCTACCGCCTCGCCGAGGTGGTGGGCCGCAAGGAGCCGGTCCTGACCGCGGCCAGCGTCACCGACTACCTCGACCAGCTGGGCGCGCTGCCGGAGTGGCTGGGCGACCTGACCCGCAACCGCCGCCGCCGCGAGGTCTACAACGCCCTGGCCCGCCTGGTGCGCGCTGGGGCCATCGTCGCCAGCTACACCGTCATCCACGGCCATGACGTCCTGGCCTACAACCCGGTCGGCTGACCGGCGCCAGCCCCCTGCCATGCATATGCTTGACACCTTCGGGCATATGCATGGTAGACTCTAGTCCTCGACCGCGGCACCGACACAGCCGCCCACAGCAGGAGACACGACATGGACCGCACAGACGCCGCCCGCAGCCTCGCCAAGGTGTTCGCCTACCTCGCCTGCAACAAGCCGGACGCCGCCCGCGCTGCCGCTGAGCCGCTGATCGCCTGGCTGCGCAGCCTGTAACCGTTTCACCCACACGACCACAGAGGAGACACGACCATGACGCACCACAGCTCGTCCCCGCAGCCCATCCCGCTCTATCCCGTCGTCTTGACCCACGCCGCCACGCGCGCCTGGCTGGCGGGCCACGGCCTGGACTACGTCCGGCTCCCGAAGGGTCTCGGCGACCCCTACATCGTCAGCGTGCCGAGCGGCGAGCACTTCACGATCGAGGCGCTGATCACCGGCGGGTTCAGGGTCGAGCGCCACCAGGCCACCACGGGCCAGGCGGTGCAGGCACCGAGCGCCGCCCCCGCCGACTTCACCGTCGAGAACCACGGCAGCGTCTGGCTGCTCACGCCCGAGACCACCGACGCGCGCAACTGGGTCGACGAGAACGTCGCCCTGGAGCCCTGGCAGTGGCTCGGCCGCTCGTTCGCCGTCGAGCCGCGGCTGCTCGACCAGCTCGTCGAAGGCATCCAGGCCGAGGGGCTCTCGGTCGAGGCGGCATCATGAACCGCCGCCCGCAGCTCACCTGGAGCGAGAGGGAAGCCCGCGCCGTGGCGCGCCGCCAGGGCCAGCACGCCATCACCTACCTGCGCCAGGTGCTGGCCTACCAGCACCAGGCGGACCAGTGGCAGCAGCTCGCCGACCAGGCGGGCGTGGATGCCACCAACGCCGCCTACTGGCGGCAGAACGTCGACCGCGCGGTCGGCGACATGCTGCACACCGCACGCCGCGCCTGGCGCCTGGCGCTGCAGCTCCAGGGCGAGGCCGCCCGACGCTGACACCAACGACTCGACCTGCTGGGCGCCACAATCCTGTGGCGCCCAGCTTTGTGTTTCACCCGGCACACGTCCACAGCAGACACAGGAGACACGACCATGAACCGCACCCCCGCCGCCCCCGCCGAGCGCACGATCACCCTCACCGACCGCCCCCCGGTCATGATCCGCGAGGTGGACTGGCCGGTCATCGCCATCGCCAAGCACTGGCAGGGCGAGTTCGAGCGCCAGTCGCCCCGCACGGCCAGGATCTACGTCAGGGAGCACCAGGATGGCCGTAGGCTGGTCTACGGCGTCACGACCACGCAATACATCAGCGAGCCCGCGCCCCGCGCTGGGGTCATCGTCGCGGCTCCTGGGGACCTCACGGCCGAGGAGCTGGCGCGCGGCGACGAGCTGAGCCTGGGCGACAACGCGGCCACGGTCGAGGCGATCAAGCAGGTCGCCCGGCTGATCGGCTACCCCGACCTGGCGCAGGCGTGCATCGCGGACCTTCCGGCGGAGGTGCTCTGATGGCGCGCCGCTTCACCCGTGACCAGGTGCTCGCCGCCGGGCGAGCGCTCGACCCCCAGGGCCTGCCGCCTGCCAGCGACGGCGCCCACGTCGTCGGCCGGGCCCGCTACTCGGTCCACCCGACTCTCACCCTCTCGGACGAAGAGGTCGTCCCGCGCTTCGACGTCCTGCTCGCCGAGGCGGAGACCGACGTCGGCGCCCAGGACGCCGTCAGCGCCCGGCCTGAGGGCTCGGGCGAGGGCATCCTGGCCGTCTGGGACCACACCACCGACCTGGTGTATCTCGACGGCAGCGCGAGCTGGGGCTTCCCCCGCAGCCTCTGGCCGCTGCCGGAGGTGCTCTGATGGCCGCCCGTCCCCGCGCTCGTAAGTGCCTGCGCTGCCACCACGGCGCGGGCGTCTTCGCCTACGTCCTGCACGACGCCGACGGTGTGGCCTGGAGCGTCCTGGCGCACCCGGCCTGCATGCCGAAGCTCCAGGCCCGCAGCCCGCTGCGGTTCATCCCCGACTGGGCCGCGGAGGGCGTCGGGCGGCACGTCGCGATCGGCATCAGGAAGCCCGTGCGAAAGGCGGTGCTCTGATGGCCGCCCGCATCGCCGCCTCAGCCCTGCTGCCCCCCAGCAAGCGCACCGCCTACCACCACCAGCGCGACGTCGAGCGCCTGCAGCGCCTGGCGGGCGAGGTGCTGCACATCAGCCATGACGGCGACTTCCTGGTCCGCACCAAGACCACCCCGCCGCAACACGTCCGCACGCACCGCTACCAGGTGGCCTACGCCTACATCGTCGGCTACCTGCACGCCCGCGGCGGGGCCGAAGGGGAGGTGGTCCTGTGAAGCCAGGCCTGCTCAAGACCGAGCAACACGTCGTCAGCGCGGAGGGCACCCGCTACCGGGTGCTCTACGTGTATGCGGCCCGCGGCGAGGAGGCCCCGGAGGCCGCGGACCTCGCCGAGGTTCACCCCGACGGCAGCTGGCGCTTCGAGGAGCGCACGACGCTGCCGACCGCGGAGCTGCGCCGCGTCGCCGCCAGCAAGCGCGTCGAGGTGACCGGTATCCCCGAGGGCGAGCGGCCGCGGTGTGTGAAGTGCAACAAGCCGCTGCGGGTCCAGACGCGCGACACCTGGGGGCCGGGGGGCCGGGTAGTCGCCCGCGTCTTCGAGCGCTGGCAGGGCTACACCGCCAGCGTCGACCGCGCCCGGCCGGAGCGCTTCTGCACGGTGGCCTGCATGCAGTGGTTCGCCCGGCGCGCGTTCGATGCCGGGTATCGCATGGTCCGCACGCCGCCCAGGGCACCGGAATATCCCCAAGTGGATATTCGTCCAGCAGGAGGGCCCCGCTGATGGCCCGCCTCCCACGCCACGCCCGCGTACGAGTGGGGCGCCTGCTCGGTCGACCCTCGGGGGCGCGCCTCACGGTCGACCGCCTGACCTTCGACCTGTCCGAGGCCGACCTCCACGAGCTGGCGCGTCAGCTCGTGGCGGTCCTGGCCGCCCGGCCGCCCCTCGACCACCCGCAGCCCACGGGAGACCGCCCATGATCCGCACCCGCGACGTCGTCGAGCTGCTCGTCGACCTGCTCCTGGTCGTGCTGACCCTCTGGCTGTTCGTCCGAGGGCTGTCATGATCCTCTCGCTCATTGCCTTCCTGACCGGCCTGCTCGCCCTGGGGCTGCGCCTCCACGACGTCTGGGACAAGTGGCGGGCGCGCCGCCACCCGGTGGTCACCCTGGTCCCGCTGCACCCCCTCGACGCCCGGCTGGCCGACATCGCGGCGGCGATCCGCGAGCGCGGGCCTGACCTGCACCTACGGCTGCGCGACGTGCCGCCGGGGCCGGGACCAGGGGCGCGTACGCCATGACGTCCACCGAGCCGAAGATCTGCCACGCCTGCAAGGTGGCGACATGGCTGTGCCGCAACTGCGGGCGGCGCACCTGCGAGCACTACTGCGGCTACAAGGCCAACGGCACGGCGATGTGCCAGCCCTGCCAGCGCCTGATCGCCGAGAACTGGACACCCCGCAAGCGGGAGCCCAACCCATGAGCCGCGCCCGCATCCCGCGCCGCGTCAAGCACGCCCAGCAGCCGGGCCGCACGGCCGCTCGCCTGCGCCACTGGAAGCTGGTGCGCCGCTACTACCTACGCCTCTCGGCCGCGGTCAAGCGCGTCGAGGTGCAGGGCTACCTGGCCCGCCTGTGGGCGATGCCGCTGCTCTATCGCCTCGACGGCCACACGCCGGTCGCCGACCAGGACCCACTGGCCTGGGCGGCCTGGATCGAGCGACCCGACCGGCCCGAGCAGCAGCGCGTCGGGCTCGACCAGGTCGGGCCGTATCAGGTCTCGACCGTGTTCATCGGCCACAACCTGCAATGGCACCCTGACGCCCCGCCGCTGGTCTTCGAGACGATGGTCTTCACCGCTGACGGCGCGCCTGCGCACGAGCAGCCCACCCAGCGCTACAGCACCTGGGAGGAGGCGGCGCAGGGCCACGCCGACCTCGTCGCCCAGCTACAGAGGGAGCTGTCATGAAACCAGACCGCCTGCGTGTCCGCGACCACGACCACATCCACCCCGACGCGGAAGGCGCGGGCTGCCTCATCCTGCTGCTGGCGGGGGCTGTCGTGGTCGGCGGCCTGCTCGCGCTGGCGTCTTTCTGGCTGGCCCGCTGAGGCCGCATGCCGCAAGGCCGCATGCCGCAAGCCCACAGGGGCACAGGTACACAGGGGGCGACCGTACAGGGGGCGACCGTACGTACCTGTGTACCTGCGGTACATAGCGCCGACCATCGCGTAACTAACCCAGCTCACCTCACCGGAGCCCGTCATGCCGAAGGTGCCGAACCTGCCGCCTCTCGACCGCGTCTTCGCCCACATCGAGCGCTTCAGCTGCGCGTGCCCGGCCTGTGGGCAGGCGATCTCCTCCGACTACGACCACAACCGGCACGGCAGCAGCCGCACGGCCATCAAGAACCGCATGACCTGGAACCCGTTCACCCAGCGGCTGCGCTGCCCGGGATGCCGCGCCTGCTTCGTGGTCGGGCTGCTGCTGTACCCAGCGGGGATGCGCGCAGGCCGCCAGGAGCTGACCCCGCCCGATACCCAGCCGACGCGGGAGGAGCGCATGGCGCTGCGCCGCCTCGGGGGCGCCTGGGTGATGCCTGCCTACGAGCCGAAGGCGCCCGTCAACGTGGCGGTCGAGAGCCCGTGCGTCTGCCCGCCCAGGTCCTGGGACGCGGGCTGTCCGGTACATGGGTTCCCCGTGTAGCCCGCGTAGGGGGTAAAAGAGAGAGACTTTCTGGCTAACTTGTACCAGTACAACAGGTTATCTGGTCCCGCATGTACTGGGACTCTGTGGGACTATGGGACTTTGAAGCCCCAAAGTCCCACTTCTAGAAAAACATGGGACTTTTAATATCTCTTGTACGTACAAGGGGTTGGGTGCCATAGTCCCACAGATCACGTCCCCCAGGAAAAGCCGTATGGGTTGCCCATAGAGTCAGTGCAGGATGACCCGCGCGTAGACGCCGTGCCGCACCTTGACGATCCGGTCCCGTTCAAGGAGCGTCTCCAGCACCCGGTAGAGCGTGGTCTTGCTGACCGGGATGCCCCCCGCCAGCTCGCGCAGCGCGGCCAGCTCGATCTCGCTGCCGTCCTCGGGGAAGAGCGCCAGCACGCGCGTGCAGTTGCCCTGGTCCGCGCCGCTGTAGGGCACGAACAGCCCCTGCTCGTCGCGCTCCAAGTAGAACGTCTCCGCTGGGCTGGTGTGGGGATGCCAGAGGAAGGCGTAGTACGGCTTGGCGATCTCCTCGGGGCTGGCCAGGTACATCTGGGTGTCGGCGAACCCGGCGATGGCGGTTGAGCCCAGCAGCTGGTCCTGCAGGCGCAGGTAGCGCTCGCGCTTGTCGGCCTTGAGCTTGGCCGAGTGCGCCGTGGCGAGGATCGTCCAGGTGCGGTCGCGCAGCATGGCGCGGATCTCGTGGCAGGCGACGGCGCACGAATCGTAATCATTCAAATTGCCGCCCAAGAACAAGCCGATCGGGTCGACCAGGAGGAGGCTGTGCTTGGGCAGCGCCAGGCGGTCGGCCATCTCCATGAGCCTGGCCGTGCGCTCGAACTTGCGGCGCAAGGTCTTCGGGTCGAAGTGCCGGTCGTCGACCATCGCGTAGTGGCGGATGTCCGGGTAGCCTGCCCGGTGGAACCACTCGCCCGCGCCACGGCTCCAGCTGCGGTCGGCGGCGACGATGCCGATCGCCTCGACCGGGTTGGGTTGATGGCCGAAGATCGGCAGGCCGTGCTTGAGCGCGTGCATCATGCCAGCCAGCAGCGCCGTCTTGCCGACGTTGGGCCCGCCTGCGAGGAGTGAGATCCCACCCGCCGGGATGATCCTGGGGATGGGGTCGATGCGCTCGTCAGGGTAGTCGTCGGTGAGGAGAATGGTCGGGGCAGACAGGGCTTGACTTCCAGCGCGACGTGTGGCAGACATGAAGACCTCCTCTGTTGTTCCAGCCTAGATGCTCTGGCGACCCTCCTGCTGTTGGGGCGAGGGGGTCGCCAACTCACACCGGTTGGGGAAGCCCCGCTTCTATCGCAGCGCGTCCGGCCAGATCAAGCCTCCCCCCAGGTGGTGACGCCCTCGTGCGACACCCCTAGATCTAGGGACGGTTTGCACAACAAAACAATCCCACAACTTGACACGGCGGGAGCCGCTGGGCTAGGGTGCCGTCGTGAAAACGACCAGACGATGGAAGGGAGCCGACACCGATGCTCAGTGAGTTCTCGCAGATCGACGACCTCGACAAACCGATTCGGGACGCCGCCGTGCGCCCCGGGCCCGTGCGGATGCGGGTGCAGCCGATGATCATGGCGCCGAACGGCCAGTATCGCAGTTGGCGCGGCGTGAGCTGGACCATGGTGTGCGAGTCCGCCGCCGAGGCCCTCGCGGCCCGCGACGCGCTGCGCACGTTCTTCGAGACGCTCACCCGGTGCGGCCCCCAGCAAGTGACTCGACGCCTGCAGGCCATGCCGACGACGACGACCACCACCACCACGAAGACGAAGAAGGAGGGCAGACGCGTATGAATCTCAGCACCTCGATCCTAGGCAGCACAGCCGTCGAGCAGTTGCAGAAAACCGCTCGCGCGGCGGTGGTCGAGTTCGGGAGTGACAAGCTCACGCGGGGCGACCTGGCGCGCGTGGGCTGCTACAACTTCATGGCGGCCAAGAACCTCAGCGCGCGGGTCAACGCGGCGGTCACGGTGAAGAGCCTCAAGCAGCTGTATGACGAGGTGCCCTGGACGGCGCTGGCGCTGCCGAGGGTCGGGACGGTGAGCCTGGCGGTGCTGGGCGCGTGCTTCGAGGCCAAGGGGATCGGGGGGACCGAGCCGCTGGAGGCCTACGTGAAGAAGCACAACGAGCCGGACCAGGCGCTGGTGACCTGGACGACGCTGAAACACCACGAGGAGCAGGAGCAGGCCGAGGCGCGCAAGGCCGCGAAGAAGCGCAAGGGGCAGCGGCGGGACCAGGCCCACAAGCTACGCGTTGAGCGCTTCGAGGCACGGGCCGCAGGCGGCGGCGCATGAGCCTGGTCGACCTAGAGTGGCTGGCGAAGCTCACCCCCGAGGGCGAGGGCACCGTGGTGCTGCGCGCGGCGGTCTGCCGACAGCTGGTCGCCGAGCTGAAGGAACTGCGCCGCATCGCCTATGCCGCGGTACTAGAGCCCACGCCGGAAACTACCCCCAGCCTGACCGACGAGGACCGCGAGGCGCTCGCCACGACTCGGGATGCGCTCGCGTTGGATGACTCTCGCCTCTTCGCGCAGCTCGTGCATGGCTACTATCGCGACGCAGACCGCGCCGACCGCACCCCGCGGCTATTCCTGTACTGGCATATCGGCCTACTGGCCGGGATGTGCCTGCGGGTGAACGCCGCCCCATCCACCCCCACCACCCACTGAAGGAGACGACGACGATGCCGACAACACAGCAGATGATCGCGCGGGCCGAAGACCTGGAGCGCCGGGCCCAGGCGCTCCGCCTCGCGGCGGCGGAGATGACCGACCAGGCGGCGAGTAACAAGGCGCCGCTGTTCCCAGGCGCGCTCGACCAGGCCATCGCCCTGCGCAAGCAGCAGCGCGCCACAACCAACGGGCACCAGAATGGCGCAGGACCGGCCCAGGAGGCTGCTGGCGGGGCGATCGGCGGGGAAGTCGACCGCGAGGCCCTGATCCGCACCACGCTCGCAGACGGGCCGCTCTCGTCGACGCGGCTCCTGGACATCCTCGCCGAACACGGGGAGGGGATGAGCCGCAGCTGGCTGACCAAGCTCCTGGGCGACATGCGTGACGTCTACATGAGCGGGCACGGCCACAGCGCCGTCTGGCGCCTGCGAGTCACGCGGGGACCACGCAAGAAGACCGCCCCGAAGGCACATGCGCCGGAGCCCACGGTCACGCCCCGCCACAAGAAGGCGTCCAAGAAGCACTACTCCCAGGAGATCAAGGCGCAGCGTGCGGCCTCAGCCGCGCTGCTCGCCCGCTTCAACACCGAGAGCGCCCTGACGCCGCTGAACGTCGGCGTGACCGCCGCCGAGATGCGCGCCATCCCGCCGCTGTCGCGCTACGGCTACATCAAGCGCAAGGGCGACGGCTACCTGCGCACCGCCAAGGTGTACACCGCGTAACGCGACCCGCCTACAGTGAACTACTGACGAAAGTCAGGCGCACCAGAGGGAAACCCTCGCCGAGGCGTGTGTCGTTCCCGCGCCTCGGAGCCGCCTTCTGGCCCCTATTTAGCCCCCCGAATGGCCCGGCAGCCTGCCCCACCCGACCCCATGCCCTAACTTGCACAGAGAAAGTGCGTTGTCAGGGGATCCCCGACAGCCAGTATCACCCCTGGTGATGAAAAATATGACCTGGTGTGATAGCTCTACCGCACCCGGCTTATGACCCCTAGTCATAGGCGAAAGTCCACGCCGCTTAGCGTCTCCTAGCGGCCCTGGACGCACTCGGGCGACAGGTCGGCATGGGTCGACGCGGTTCACTTGACCTCGGTCCCGGCGGGGGGCAGACTCGCCCCTCGCGCTTGACGGGAGGACGGCTGGTGCCCACACGACCCCCGACGACCCTCCGCTCCGCGCGTCTCGCCAGAAAGTGGTCACAGGCCACCCTGGCGAGCAAGCTCGGCGTCACCCAGAGCACCATCGCGATGTATGAGAAGGGCACTCGCAAGCCCGGTCTCGACGTCGCGACCGCGATCGAGGACCTGCTGGGCGTGGCCCCCAATAGCTTTGTCCGGCGGCGGCGGCGGCGTTCGACCACCACCACGAAGACGCAGACCAGGACGACGACGGAGGCGCAGCATGTCCGACGAGACGACCCCGACGACGACACCGACCCTGGCGCCAACCTCTAGCCCCCTCGACCTCTGGCTCACCGACCGCTCCCGCTTCAAGGTCGGCATCTCCCGCTGCCCCCGCGCGCGGTATCTCGGCTACCACGCAGGTCCGACCGGCTACGGCTTCACCGCCCGCCGCGAGGCGCTGCCACTGGTCACGGGGATCGCGGTGCATCAGATCCTCGAAGCCTGCGCCCGCATCCTGCAGCGGTTCGACCGCCTGCCCGACCTGGTCGAGATGCGCGAGATGATCGGCGCCATTACCCGCGACTACCTGGGGCGGGTCGACGCGCGCGGCTACCGCGGCATCCTCGGCGGGCCACAAACAGAAGAGACCATCGTCGAGCAGTGCGCGCTGGTCGCGGGCCTGGCCTGGGTGCTGCGGCTGAAGTTCCTGCCCTGGCTGCACGCGCAGTACAAAGTCGTGCGGGTTGAGGAAGAACGCTTGCATATGCTAGGCGAGGGCCAGGCGATCATGCTGCGCACGGACCTCCTGGCCGAGCGGCGCAGCGGCCACAGCCTGGCCTACTTCGAGTGCAAGACCACCGGCTGGGAGTCCGAGGCCTGGGCGGAGCAGTGGGAGACCGACGCGCAGCTCGCCCTGGGCACGGTCGACGCCCGCGAGCTGTGGGGCACCGAGGTCACCGAGATCTACATCGTGGGATTGAACAAGGGCCGCAGGGTGCGTGACCGCTACACGCCGGACGACCCGCGCAAGAAGCAGCAGTCGCCGCTCTGCTACGGGTATCGCCGCCCTGGCAACCCACCCTTCGCCAGCGATGACTGGCTCCCCAGTTACGAGTGGGTCAACCCCGAGGGCGAGACCAAGCACGCCTCCAAGATGCACAAGCGGGCGGGCGTGTGGCTGCTGGAGGAGAGTGACTGGCCGACCTGGCGCGCGTATCAAGGGCAAGACCCAGACCTGACACCGGGGGAGTTCTGGACCCGGATGCTGCCGCCGAGTGTCCTCGACAAGATCTGCTTCATCCTCGGCCCCATGAACCCGCAGGCCGAGCAGCTGAAGTCGCTGCTGCGCGGCTTCGAGGGCGAGGAGACCCGCTGGCAAGAGGCGCTCTGGACGTTGTATCAGCTGCAGCAGCTGGGGCACACCTGGTCGAGTCCGACGTTCCAGGCCGCGCTCGACCGCCTGGTGCCCTGCAGCTGGGCGTGCAGACCCTTTGGCAAGGACAATCAGTGTGAGTTCGTGCCGGTCTGCCACCGCCATAACGGGTGGGACGACCCGATGGCGAACGGCTACCAGGCGAGGCTGCCGCACCACGAGCCGGAGCGGGTGCAGGCCGTGGCGCGGGGCTTGTTACCCGAGCAGGCCGAGACGGTCGAGGAGGAGGAGTAATGGCCGCACCGATACGAGACGAAGACTTCAACCGCATCGAGCGCTGGGCCACCGAGATCGTGCAGGCGGTGATCAAGTCGCCAGGCGAGCATGACGCGACGCTGCGGGTGATGCGCCTGCTCAGCGACATCCAGACGCAGGTTGCCCAGCAGACGATCGACGAGATCGGCAAGCGGCTGCACGCGGTCCCGACCACCAGCACGCCGACGAGGCGCACGCCATGAGCCCGGTCGGCGGCAGCCGTCACTACGGCGGGCCCGGCCTGGGCGACATCGGCATGTGGCGCTGCCCGAGCTGCGGCGCCGACAACGCCGGGCCGCTCACCCAGGGCTGTCAGCTGTGCGGAGCGGGGAAGCCGCTACCACCGCCGCCGCCAGCCCCAGCCCCAGCGCCTGCACCCGACCGCCGCTACGAGCCGCGCTCGACCTACGAGCTGGGCGAGCCGACTTACTCCTCCGGCTCGAATCAGGCGCAGTCACTGCCGGAGTACCAGGCCTGGGTCACTCAGCAGCCCCACGCCACGTTGGAGGACGCCTACATGGCAGGCTACGTCGAGGGCATCGCCGCCGCCCGCCGGGCCGAGCGCCAGCCCCCAGCCCGTGAGGTTCACGCCCCCGAGGGCAAGACCTACCGCACCCTGGTCGCCGCGCTCAGCTACTTCCGCGACCAGTTCCTGGCGGGGAAGCCCGAGGAAGTCCGCACCGGCGAGTGGCTCAGCGTCGAGGAGGCCAACGCGGTGATCGCCCAGCTGCAGGAAACGCTCACTGGAGTGAGAGAGGAAGAGGACGCCCATGCCGTTCAATCACGCTGACATCACCGAGATCTTCACGTACCACCCGCCGACGCCGGACCAGCAGGTCGCGTACGAGAAGCTGCGCAGCGCCGCGAAGGACTTCGCCAACGCGATCATCGACCTGACCCCGGCCTCGCCGGACCAGTCGAGCGCGCTGCGTTACCTGCGTGTGGCGGTGCATATCGCCAACGCCGCGATTGCCCTGAAGGGGAAGTACTGATGGCTGACCCGACTTTGATCGTAGAGTCTCCGCCCCGCCGCATCTTCACCGCGACCATGGTCCTCGGCGTGCCGGGAGCGGGGAAGACGTCCCTCCTCGCCAGCTTCGCCCGCTACCTCTGGGAGAGCTACCACCGCGTGCTGCTGCTCTACTCCTGGGACGGCGGCGCCATCCCGACCGAGCTGCAGAAGCTGATGAAGCAGGGCCTGGTCCGCTTCTGGCGCGCCCGCACCAGGAGTGCCGAGATGCTGGGCATCGAGACCTTGTATCTCGCCACGCGGGGCTACTGGCCACGCTCGATCAACGCCGAGACGGGGGAAACCTCCCCGGCGGTCGACCTCGTCCCGCCCGTCACCACGCTCTATCGCGTCAGCTGCAAGGCCACCGGCGAGGCGCTGGCGCACCTACCGGCGCGGCACCTCGTCGGCCCCACCTACTGCACGCCGTGCAAGACGCTGCACGCGGTCAATGAGCTGGCGGTGGTCGAGGACGTGCATCGCACCAAGGGCTTCGAGCTGGTCGGCGGGGTGGCCTACGACGGCCTGACCAGCATGACCAACGTGGTCATGGAGCATATGGACCACGCCAGGGGCGCCGGACAGATAGGCGGCGAGAAACCAGCCTTCGGCGGCATCGTGGTGTCCGGCTCGATCAAGCTGGGCGGGAACAACCGCGCCGATGTCGGCTTCGGGCAGTCACGCGGCCAGCAGTTCGTCAACAACTCGCTGTCGATCCCGTATCTGGTCGAGGGACCCGTGTTCACCGCACTGGCGATGGAGGCGACCGATGAAGGCGGCTTAGGGGTCGTCGGCGCCAAGCTCCCAGGCCGCGCTGCGACCGACGAGGCCAGCTCCTGGTTCGGCAACGTCGCCGAGATGGGCAAGACCACCGACGACGCGGGTCGGGAGCACTTCGCGCTGTTCCTGCGCCCGTTCATCGACGCCCAGAACCGCCGCCACCTGCTCAAGACTTCCGCCTCGCCGCAAGGCCTGCCCGACGTGCTGATTGACCCGCTCGACGCGCCCTGGTCACAGGCCAACCTGGGGCTGGTCTTCACGCTGCTCGATGCCGACCTGCGCCGCGCCATGGCCGAGGAGATCGTCGGCGCGCCGGGGCTGGCGGGCACGCCCAGCGAGTATGGCGAGGGCTTCAGCGTCGCGGCGGCGACCGCCCCGGCGGCGAGCCAGGAGCTGGCGCCAATGCGGGTGCCGGTGGCGGCGCCGGTCATGCCCACCGCGCCCCCGTTCACGCCGCCTGCTGCGACCGCGGTGCCGACCGTGCGGCCCAAGGTCCGCCCACGAATCGAGGCCGCGGCGGTCGTCGAGGAGCCAGGCGTTCTGGTGCCGACGGCCTTAGTGGGTGATACGAGGCCTGTGGCAGGCGGACCACCACCGCCGCCTGGACGACCACCCCAGCGGCTGACGACGGTGCCATAAGAAAGCATAGGCTTCTCGAGTTTTCCCGACCGGCGACGACGACGACCATGACTATCACCATGACGACTCCGACGATGACGACGACGCGCGTGTGGGCACTCCGCCCACCCGTACATCCGTGCATCAAGGAGCATCGTTATGGGAAAGTCACTGCAAGAACTCGCGGGCCTGCTCAAAGACGAACCGCTGCCGACCGCCGGGCAGGACCTCGACGACCTGCCGACGTTTGGCGGCTTCACGCCCCCGCCGCCACCCGGGGCCTATCGGTTCAAGCTGCCGATGGACCTGTCAGCGATCTGGGACCTGATCGACGTCCCCGACAAGCAGCCACCGCAGCGCGTGCGGGCGAACTTCGACCGCGACCATCCGCTGCTGATCGTCCAGTCACCCAAGGGCGCGAGCAACGGCGAACCCTTCGAGACCAAGCTCACCAACAACGAGCGGGGCAGAGGCAAGGGCAAGGAAGTCGTGGCGAGTGACCTCGACTACCTGCTGCGCGCGTTCGGCGACAAGGGCAAGCCAGGCAACAACCGCGGCTACATGCAGGCCATCGCCAAGCACGCGGGCAAGGAGTTCAGCGCCGACATCCGCTACAGCTGGCGCTGCAGCAAGGACCGCGACATCCGCGCCCGGGATGGTTCGGGGCAGGTCCAGGTCGTCGAAGGCAAGAAGGGCTGCGGCGAGGGCTACTACCAGGAGGACGTCCCCAAGGGGCCTAACGGCGAGGTGCCCTACGAGATCAACTGCGGCAGCTGCGGCGCGCTGCTGCGGGCGTTCGGCAACCTGGACAACATGCGGGCCTAATAAAGCATATGTGAGGAGGCGGCGATGGCGAGACGCCAGACGGAGACCGAGACGATTGAGTTCCCACACGAGTATGTCGCCTTCGCCGACGCTCGCGTCGCCGCCATCGTCCGCCGCTCTTGCTATGACCAGAACATCGTCGAGAGTGTGAGCCGCAGCTGCTACCTGCAAGGGCTGTGGGACGGGCTGCAGCTCGCGCTCGATCGACCCGAGTTACTCGATGCCGTTCGTGAAGGAGATCCGCATGTCAAAGAAACGTGACCCGCTCGCTGTGATCATCAACTACTTCACCACCACCGACCTGGTGCAGGCGAACCAGGCCGTGACCATCATCAAGGAGATCGTCCGCAGCCGCCAGCCGGTGGCCGCCCCGCGCAAGTCTGCGCCGCATCGCAAGCGCTCGGGCCTGCCAACCCAGCTGCCGCTCGACAGTCCCGGTACCGCCGGGGCACAGACGGCAAACTAATCGACGACGCCGACGTTTCGCGCAGGAGGAGGCCATACCGTGCCCAGTGGATCGACCGCATCGCGTGCTACGCCCCGGCCCCCCGCCACGCCTGTTCCCAGCCGGGGGCGGGTGCAGCGGGTCTACCCCGAGCGGGGGTTCGGGTTCATTCGCTGCACCGAGGGCCACGCCGACGACCTCGGGCAGGACTTCTTCTTCCACCAGTCGGGCCTGGTGGACTACGACATCAAGGACCTGCAGGAAGGCTCGATCGTCCGCTTCACGCCGAGCTACGTCCCCAAGGGCAAGCGGGCCGAGCAGATCCATCGCGAGGAGATGTGAGTCATGCAGCGCCAGGCCAGCCCCCCTGACCCTGCGTTGACGTTCGGGTGGCTGCCTGCCCCGCCGGTGGTGTCACCGCGCCGGTCGCGCGTGGTAGTGCCCGAGCGGTTGGTACCGGCGATGAGTGTCACGCCCGCGTCCACAGGGGTGTCGGACGTCGGGTTGTGGTCGTCGCCGGTGCCGACCTATACCTACCTCGCCGGAGCGGCGGGGAGTGGCAAGACCTACAAGACCCGGGAGTGGGCGGCGCAGGAGAAGGGCCTGCTGCTCTGCGCCACCACCGGCATCGCCGCGATCAACGCGGGCGGCGAGACCATCAACTCGGTCCTGGGCTACTTCGACACTGACTCGATGCGGCAGAAGTACCAGGACGGGTTTCTCAGTGCGCGCCTGGGCAGGCTGTGGAAGGTCGGCGTGCGGCGGCTCGTCCTCGACGAGGTCTCGATGCTCGACGCCGACCAGCTGACCTATCTGGTCAAGGCGATCGAGGAGGTCAACGGGCGGGGCTATGTGATCAGCAAGTGGGTCGACGACGGTGAGACGCCGCAGCCCGCCATGGGGTTGACGTTGGTCGGTGACTTCCTGCAGCTGGCGCCGGTCAAGGCCGAGTATGCGTTCACCTCGCCGGAGTGGCGGCCGTTCGCGGAGTCACTAATAACCCTGACGGAGATCCGCCGCCAGGCCGACGCCGACTTCATCCAGATGCTGCGGGCGGCGCGGGCGGCCCAGGGGGAGCAGGTCGCGGACTACTTCGTCAGTCGCGGGCTGATCGAGCAGGAGACCGACAACCACTTCGAGGGGCCGACCATCGTCGCCAGGAACGAGCACGTCGACCGGCATAACTACCTGCGCATGGCCGCGGTGCAGGGCAAGGAAGTGCGCTTCGACTCCAGCCGCTGGGGCAAGCAGCGCGGCGAGTGGACCTCGCAGGTCCCCCCGGAGCTGGTGCTGAAGATCGGGGCGCTGGTGATGATCCTCAACAACTATCGCGACCCCGACACCGGGCAGCTGGTGTATGTCAACGGCGACCTGGGCACGCTGGTCGACGCGACCGACACGACCGCCTGGGTGCAGCTGCAGCGCACCGGCGGCGCGGTCGAGGTCAGCCGGGTGCGGCGTGAACTGAAGATTCCCGCCGATGGGGCTAGAAGGAAAGAGCTGCTGGCGAAGGGCGAAGGCGACAAGGTCGACGGCAAGTGGGAGATCGTGGGCGACGTGGTGTACATGCCGCTGCGGGTGGCATATGCATCCACCGTGCATAAGTCGCAGGGGCTGAGCCTGGACAAGGTGCAGGTCAACATCAGAGATGCGTTCTTTGGCACGCCGGGGATGTTGTATGTGGCGCTGAGCCGGGCGCGGACCGCGGAGGGGCTGCGGCTGGTCGGGAGCCCGAAGGTGCTGATCGAGCGGTGCGTGAGTGACCCGAAGCTGAGGGCGTGGCTATGACGACACCGGAACTGAACGAACAGCAACGCCTGGCGGCGGCGGCGCTCTACGCCCATTGTCGAGAACTCCCGATCGGCTACGAGTGGTACCGCTATCGCTTCCCGAAGTGGGAGACGGAGTCCAACCGCACCACGATGGTCTACCGGCCAAACGTCGCCGGGTGGCACGCGCGCGGGGAACAGATCGTCACCGCCGCGAGCTTCGCGGGGATCGCCATGGGGCGCTACACCGAGGAGACCCGTCCCTTCAAGCTGTTGTGCGAGCTGGAAGGGCGCAGAGTGTCAACAGACATCGACGAGACCACCGCGCTGCGCTTGGCGACAAGCACGCTCCAGGCGACCCCCTACCTCTGGTCAGATGCGGTCTCGGCGACGATCCACGCCGCGCCAGAGCTGCCCCCGCACGTCGTCAGCCGGTCGGTCCTGCCGTTCCCCCAGATGTTCTGGGCTCTGGAGACGCCGTGGTCAATGATGACCTTGACCAACGTCACGGTCGCGATCGAGTTCTTCTTGCTGCTTGACCAGGGCACGTCCTTCGTCCTGATCTGCTGCGTCGATGCGAATGGACGGGAGTCTGAGGTCCTCAGCCGCACGATCGCCTACGGCACCCGGTATCCCGAGGAGATCGAGCCGGAGTCGCTGGGGGGCATCGTGCTGCAGCACCTGTCGTTCCTGAACTCGCCCTACATCAAGTCGGACGAGGAGCGGATCGAGCGTGCGGTGCGACGGCGCTGCGCGCGGGTCAGCCCCGAGGAAGCTGAGAAGACCATACGGGTGGTCACCCTGCGCCGCCCGTCGAAGCCAACGACGAGCACGGCCGAGCCCGGCAGCCGCGAATGGAAACACCAGTGGTGGGTGACCGGGCACCACCGAGCGCAGTGGTATGCCTCCGAGCAGGCGCACCGGGTGAAGTGGATCGCGCCGTATTTGAAAGGCCCGAGTGACAAGCCGGTGCTCGACAAAGTCTACGCGGTGAAGCAGTGACGACACCAACTGATCGCCTGGTTCAGGTCACCTTCGTCGTAGGCACGCCGGTCTTCGTCAACGTGCATGTGCGACAGCTCGGTCGGTTCATTGGTGACAAGC